TCGTCGGCTCCGGCCTCGTGCTCGTCTTTTTACGGCTCTGGACGTCCGAGCTGAAAGACGCCGTTGCCAAAGTGGTGCGCCGCATGGACTGTTTTGAGGCATCGCAGCACGCCTGCCAGCTTGATAACGCAAAGAATTTTGCCACGCGGGAGGAGTTTTCCGCGTTGTCTGCCAAAGTCGACGACATTGACACGCGGGTAACGCGCGTCGAGGCGCGGAAATAATGTACACCCCGCGCCGCTCCAACTGCCTGTGTTGGGCGCTGGCGATGTGGCTGCTGCACGGCGGGCGCATCAAGGCGTTGAAAGGTTCGCTGCGATGGTTGCCCCACTTTGTCTGGATGGACTCAGCAGGCCGCTGGTGGGGGTACAAGTCCCGCCGCATACTGGACGGCGATACGACCGCCTGTGACTGGCTGGTTTGGTTTGAGGGCAGACCATACAGGCATCTGTGATGATCAATGACAGTCAGCGAGAAACTGGAGCTTGTGCGCTCCATTGCACATGCGCCGCTTTCGTCGCACGCGAAGAATTTCGGCACCGTGGTTGCCCTCGCTGTCATTGAGGAGCGCGGATACGCACGGCTCAGGCGCTACACCGTTGAGGCACGAACAGGACTCAAGGGCCGGACTCTCGACAGGGCGATTGCCGAGTTTGAGGCGTCCGGATTGATGGAGCGAGTACGCACAGGTAGAGCCACGATATGGCGGGTGCGGTTAAAAAGTAGTCGATATAGTGGATTCGCCACATATGGCGAAACAGATGCGCCACATATGACGAAACGCAGGATGGCAGGCGATACCGACTCTGCAGGCGAAGCCCGATGTAAGGGCGGAATTATCGGATAGGAGACGGCAACCGATGGCAGGCGCGAAGAAGGCGAAAGCGAAGCAGCAGGTTAACAAGCCGCTTACACCTGAAAAGAAGGCGCGTTTTTTGGCGATGCTGTCTGAGTACGGCAACGTGTCGCGTGCTGCTGATGAGGCAGGCGTGAACCGCGTCCATATGTATCAGGTGCGCGCCCGTGACGAAAGTTTCGCCGCCGATTGGGACGAGGCCGCACGAATCGGGGCCGCGCGGCTTGAGGACGAGGCCAGACGCCGTGCCGTGGAGGGGTGGGACGAGCCTGTGTGGCACAAGGGCATTCAATGCGGCACTACGCGTAAATACTCGGACACACTGCTTATCTGCCTGCTGAAAGCTCATCATCCTGAGAAGTATGCGGAGCGGAGTAAAAACGAGCTGACCGGCGCTGACGGCGGTCCGCTGACCGTTGAGGTTGTGAGTTTTGCGGATACGGATCCCAAATAACTGGACGCCTCGGGAGTACCAGCTGCCCATGTGGCGCTATGCCGGAGACGACCCGGCAGGCAAGCGCATTCTGCTGGTGTGGCACCGCCGTGCAGGTAAGGACGACAACGGATTGCACTTCACGGCGTCCGCTGCAATTCGGAAACCGGCCACCTACTGGTACATGCTGCCGCAGGCGAATCAGGTGCGCAAAGCCATATGGGATGCCGTGAACCCGCACACCGGACGCCGTCGCATAGATGAGGCTTTCCCGGATGCTATCTGTAAAGCGAAACGTAGTACCACGATGGATATCCAGCTGGTGAACGGCTCGATGATCCACTTTGTGGGTGCTGATAATTTTAACAGCCTCGTGGGTTCGCCGCCGTATGGGCTGGTGTTCTCCGAGTATCCCCTGACTAACCCTCTGGCGTGGGCGTATCTGCGGCCCATTCTGGATGAAAACGGTGGATGGGCGCTGTTCAACGGGACGCCGCGAGGCCGGAACCATGCGGCGAAGCTGTTTGAAGAGAAACAGAACGACCCGAGGTGGTTTGTGCAGCGCTTGCCGGCCTCTGAGACAGGAGTGTTTACGCCCGAGCAGCTTGCAGAGGCCAGACGCGAGTACGCCATTCTGTACGGGCCGGACGACGGGGACGCGCTGTTTCGTCAGGAGTACGAGGTTAGTTTTGATGCCGCGCTTGTGGGCGCATACTACGCCAAAATCATAGAACACATGGAGACTCAAGGCCGGTTTGACCGAGTGCCTTGGGAGCCTGCCTTGCCGGTCTACACGGCATGGGACCTGGGCGTAAGTGACTCAACGTCCATATGGTGTGCGCAGGAGTATCGCGGCGAGATGCGCATCATTAACTACTACGAGAATAGCGGGCAGGGGCTGGGGCATTACGTCAACTGGCTGCATGAACAGGGCTACACGTTTGCAAAGCATTACCTGCCGCATGATGTGAAGGTGACTGAACTGGGCAGCGGCAAGAGCCGCCTTGAGACACTGCAGAGCCTCGGTATGCGCAATGTGGAGGTGGTGCCTGCTCAGTCTCTGGCAGACGGCATCCACGCTGTGCGTAGTTTTTTGCCCAAGTGCCATTTTGACAAAGACGCTTGCAAACAGGGCATTGATTGCCTGAGGCAATACCGCCGTGAATATGACCCCGAACGAAAAATCTACCACGACCGCCCAGTGCACGACTGGACCAGTCACGGCTCGGATGCGTTCCGCTATCTGGCGCTGGGGCATCAGTTTGTACAACCGCGCCGCGCAGTTAATCGCCCACGGAGGATTGCATAGTGTCTAGTAAGATTCGCATCAGTGACGAGGAGATCGTCTCTATCATTAAACCGGCCCTGCGGGATGCAAAGGACTGGGGCGATCAGCTTTCGAACGAGCGCAAGCGGTGCCGCGACCTGTACGATATGGCACCCCTTGGTAACGAGCGGGACGGATTTTCCAGATCGGTTGCGTCGACCGTGTATGAGGCCGTCGAGTGGATGAAGCCGGGGCTATGCGCGATATTCAGCCACCCCGACTTTTTCACTATCAAGATGGCCGATGCAGAGCGCGGCGACAAGGTGCGCAAGGTGTTGCGGCATCAACTGTTTGTGCAGCAGAAGGGCGAACGGGCGATTCGTGATTTCGTTGACACGGCGCTCAAATACCACCTGTCACCGCTGAAAATCTGCTACGTTGAGGAGTTCGACGACGAGGAGGTCGAATTCGACCGCCTGACGACGGAAGAGGCGGCGCAGCTTGAGCAGGACGGATATCAGTTTATCAAGTTCACGCCCAAAGAAGCAGTCGACCCCATGACCGGCGAGGTTGCGACATGGCTTGAGGATGTGAAGACGACCCGCCGTGAAATTAAGTTTCGTGGTCCTAAATTTATGCCGGTGCCTGCATGGGAGTTTTACACCACGGCAGGCAGCAGAGACGTAGATACGGCGCGCATTGTGGCGCATCGGACGCCCAGCATGATGCACGACATCAAGGTGGGCGAGAATGCCGGAATCTACCGCAAGGGCAGCTATGAGCGACTGCTTGAAAATCTGCCCGATGAGACTGGCGGGAGCCTGCAGGGTGACATCACCGTAGAGGAGTCGAGAGAGCAGTACGACAACGAAGGACTGACCGTTGCCGAATACGACAACGAGCCGTTTAGCGATGACCACAAGGCGGCAAAGGCCGCGCGGCCTATCGACATATGGGAAATCTACACCCGCCTGGACATCGACGACGACGGACTGCTGGAACCTGTAATAGTCCGCATGGTCGGTGATGTGGTTCTTTCTGTCGAAAAAAACCCGTACAAACGCCCGCCGTTCCGCGTTGGTCGACTGATTGAGGTTGCCCACAGGCTGGAAGGCAAAGCCATGCCGCTGGTGCTTGAGAGCGATCAGCGGGAGCTTTCCAACCTGCAGCGCTTTTTTGTGGATGCCGCTGCCGAGGCCGCTTGCCCGACAGCTGTAACCAGTGACGCAGAGTTTCAGGCCGAGTGGAATGACCGTGTGCCCGGCGAGTCTCTGCTCGTGAATGGTGACGTGAACAGCAAGGTGTCTTTTCCGCAAGTGCCGGGGCCGAACCCTGCAGTGCTGCAGGCTATCGAGATGCGCGAGGGTGGCGTAGAGCGCAAGAGCGGTGTCAGTCGGTACAACCAGGGGCTGGACGCTGACAGTCTGAACAAAACCGCGACCGGCATTTCGATTATTTCCAGTTCCGGCCAGCAGCGACAGAAATTTTACGCGAAAGTCCTTGGCGAGACGCTGCAGGATGCGCTGCGTGACATGGTTGAGATCAACCGCATGTGGGAGCCGCACATTGAAGATGTGGACATGCAGCCGGAGCCGGGGCTGTTCGACGGGCATTACTCCATAGAGATTGAAGTTGGTGTAGGCCCGCAAGACCGCATGGCACAGAGCCAGTTCTTGATTCAGCACCAGCAGTGGTTGACTGGTTTTGCCATACCGCAGGGCGCTGCGACTCTGGAGCACGCGATTAAAACACAGGCGAAAATCGGCAAGCTGCAAGGCGTGCCGTTTGACGACCTGATGCTGCCGCCTGATGGATTTGAAGGCAATCAGCAGGCAATGCAGCAACTGCAGGGATTGCAGCAGCAGCTGCAGCAGATGCAGCAGGAAAACGCCAAGCTGCAGCAGGCTGCGAGCAAGAATAATCCTGGATTGAAACAGGCAGAGCTACAGGCAGAGTACCAGTTCAAGAGCCAGCAGCTGCAGCAGGAAATGGAATTGAAATGGCGTGAACTGCAAGAAAAAATGACCCTTGAGTGGAAGAAGCTTGAGGGGCAGTTGCAAATAGCGGCTGCCAAGTCGAACGCGCCCGTACCTGCACAGGACGGCGGGGCGGGCCAAACTGAAATGGCGCCCAGAGGCGAGGCGAGTCAGCAGCCGGTTGTTGTGCCGGTGATGATGCCTAGCGGTGGACAGAAACAGATCGTTATACAGCGTGACGAGTCCGGACAGGTGGTCGGGGCCGTTGCGACGGAGGTTCAGCAATAATGGCTATGAAATTCAGTGAAGCTGTGAAAAATGCCCGCGCTAATGCAATTGAAAACGCGGTGGGTGCATCCCCTGTAATGGAAATCCGTTCCGGCGCCGCACCTGCCGACGTGACCACCGCCGACAGTGGCGACCTGTTGGTATCCATTCCTCTGCCTGCCGACTGGCTGACCGCTGCCGCTGCCGGTGTCGTGAGCAAGGGCGGCGCATGGAGCGCTGCGGCGACCGCTGCGGGTGCTGCAGGGCATTTTCGCATCAAACAGGGCGCGACGTGTCATATGCAGGGCAGTGTGTCGGCGACCGGCGGCGGTGGTGACCTGCAGCTCGTCAATACGAGCATTGCGGCCGGACAGAACGTGTCCATCGATTCCGCGTCCATAACCGAGAACTACTGATGCGCCTGTACGTCTGCCCCATAACCGGCACGGGGACTGAGGATGACCCGTACCGCCCTGTTTGCAGCGGACTTGTATCCAAGTGGAGCAAGCGCGCGGACTCAGAGGGCGGCGTGGTGGTGCTGTGCGACCCGACACCGGAAGAGCATGACGCCATGCTTGCCGTAGGCTGTGTGGAGGTGGTGTAGTGGGCGTTTTGTACGTTGATGATTTTACAGGCAGCCCCGACGGCACGCTGCTGACTGCGCACAATTCGGCGTGGACCGAGACGTACAGCTCGAACGGCGGCAGCGTCACGATACTATCCGGGGTGTGCACGTGCACCGGCACTTATTTTATCCGTAACGTGCTGGACGGGGTTGTACCGCCCTCCGCCGACTATGCTGTCGAGGCGGTGCTTGCGCGCAAAACGACAACAACGCGCAACATATATCTGTGCGTCCGTTGCTCTGCCGACGGGAACACGTACTACGCATTTTATCACCAGCGCAGCGGCAGTGCGATTCTGCGTAAAACCATTGACGGGAGCAGTACAACACTAGGTGAGGTGACGCGGGGGCTGCCCGAAAACGGCTCCGAGGTGTGGCGCATAGTCATCGAGGGGACGCGCATTCTGTGCACCATTGATGGCGTGCCGATTTTCGACGTTAACGACACCGCTATTGCAGACGGCGTAGCCGGGTTACATTTTTACACCGACCCATACGACCCGACTGCCGACGGCCCCGTCGTTGACTCATTCAAGGTTGAGACGCTGGACGAGCCGGCAGTCATCACCGGTACGCTGTCCATCGCCATGCCCGCGCCCGCAGTGGCGATGACCGGCAGCGTCGACATATCGGGCGATTTGCATGTGGCTATGCCCGCGCCGGTCGTGGATATGGCGGGGAGCGTTGACGTTACCGGCACGCTGGATGTCGCCATGCCTGCACCTGTTGTGTCCATGTCCGGCGTGGTCGAGGAGTTGCCGGAGATCACGGGCAGCCTTGCCATACTGATGCCTGCACCTGCCGTGCAGATGTCCGGCATCGTGCGCACCCCGGGCGAGTTGCTGCCCGAGGACGTGTGGGCCGTTGAGCTGGTGGAGGGTGTGACCGCAGGGCAGATGCTGACGGAGCTGTGGAGGCTGGCCGGACTGGATGCGTCGGCACCCATGACGGTGACCACGCGGGAACGTGTGGCAGGGCCGATCCGTCTTGCCATTGGCGGCGACGGCAGAACGTCCAGCACAATAACGAGGCAGTAATGTGGGCACTCTGTATATCGCGGTGGGGGGCTGGCTTGGCGGGCCGTTGTCGCAAGTCTCTGCGGGGTATCTGGCGGCAGATGCCAAGCGCGGGGGCGGCGCTCTGTGGGTGGCTGGACGCCTGCAGGACGCAACGGGGATTGCCCGTGTGGATGATGACGACACCGCAGGGCGGCACCAGCAAGCAGATAGGAGGGGCGCAGGGCAAAAGGCGCAAGCGTCTTCCGAAGGGATTCAGGCGGTACATGACAAGCAAAAAGGCGGCATGGCGCAACAGTTAGCCGCGCTGATGCCTGATGCAAGCGACGACGAACTAGCCCTGCTGTTAATATTTATGGAGGCTTTTTGATGGCGAGACGGCAAGAGAATGCCACAGAGATTGGCGCAATCATCGAACGAGGCGAGCAGGCGAGCAAGCTGCTTGAAAACCAATGTTTTATGGCCCTGCTTGAGCGCGTGAAGGCGGGGTATGACAAATCCATTCTGGCACTTGCGGCACAGGACACAGACAAATTTATGTCTCTTGTTGAGCGGAAAAACGCCGTGAACGACCTGCGCAACATGCTTGTTGCAGACGTGGAAGCTGCCAAGAAGGTGCGCGACAGGGAAAACGGCGTAAAAAAACAGGGCCGCGTGGCCTAATAACAGCATGCCACGGGCAACAGGATGTTGCCCCGACACAGGAGTGTGACCGTGGACAGAATCACCGTTGAGCGGGAGTCCGCAGAGACCACCCCGCAGGTGGAGAATCAGGTAGTGGAGTCTGAGACCGTAGAGACCACCCACGAACTGAGCGCGCACGATATCGGCGCCATGTTTGACAGCGAAGACAACGGTAGCACTGACGATGCCGAGGAGCCTGCACAGGAAGTGGAAGGCGACCCGAACGCAGCGGAAGGCGACCAGTCTGGGCAAAAAGACAGCGCCGGTGAAGAAGGCAAAGGCACAGCGCAGGACGAGCCGAGGCACAAAATCAAGGTGCGCGGTCAGGAGATGGAGCTGCCCATGTCCGAAATCCTGCAGCTGGCGCAGCAGGGCGGAGACTACACGCAACAGATGCAGGCATTGCGCGAGCGCGAACGGCACGTTGAAGCGCTTTCTGTACTCGGGCAGCAGTTGCAGTCTGATCCTGCGTTCCGGCAGTATCTTGCCGCATACGGGCAGAGGCAGGGCGCGCAGCAGCCCGAACAGGCAGAGCAACCGCCTGCAGACCCCATCGAGCGGATGAAGTGGGAGGCTAAACAAGAAGCCAAGCGCGAGCTTGAGCAAATGCTTACTCCGCAGCTTGAGCAGATGCGCAGCCAGGTTGAGCAGGCACAGCATGCGCAGGTGATTCAGCGTGTGCAGGCACATGTGGCTGCCGACCCCATGTACAAGGATGTACAGACGGCCATTATCGAGCAGCTGCAGGCGCTTCCCGAAGCGATGGGACGCGACCTATATGCGCGGCTCGACAGCGACCCGCAGGCGTACATGGAGATGTACAGCCGCACCCGTGCAAGTCTTGCCGCCAGAACGCCGCAGCAACCACAGGCGACACCGCCGCGTGGCGCAGATGGTAAGTTTGTGCAGCAGCCCGCATCCAAGCCTGTGCAGCGGGCAGTTAAGCCGCCCGTGCTGGCAACCCCGGGCGCCGACGGCAGTCAAGGGCAGAGCCGCAAGCAGCGGTTTGCAGACCTGGCGGCGCGGGCGCGCGGGGGAGACCTGAACGCGCTTGGCGCAATGTTTGATTAAACGCCTATACCGGCCACAGGACGTGGCTGTAAGCGACAGGAGGTCGCAACATGGCAGACGTAAAAACCACGCAGTACACGGCGAATATGGACAAGTCGCTGGCAGAAGAGGTTGACAGCCTCATTACCAACATTGCCCCGACTGAAACCCCCTTTCTTGCCACCATCGGCAAAGACGGCTGTGACACCACCCACCCCGAGTGGCTGGAGGATACCCTTGGCGATGCTGGCGAAAACGCGCAGCTTGAAAGCTTTGACGCTGAAGCCAAGGCGATTACCCCGCCTGACCGACTGGAAAACTATACCCAGATTATGGCGAAGAGTTTCGCCATTTCCGGCTCGCTGGAGGCTGCCAAAAAGCACGGGCGCAAGTCCGAACTGAACTACCAGACCGGCCTGAAAACCAAGGAGATCGCGCGCGACTGCGAGTGGGCCGCGATCAACAGCACCAAGAACGCCGGTGCCGCTGGTACCGCACGCAAGATGGACGGGGCAATTGCTTTCGCCGACGCTGGCAACTCGTACAACTTCGGCGGCACGCAGGCTGGTACGAACCACCTGACCGAAGATATCCTGACCGATATCTTGCAGAACATGTGGGAACAGGGCGCAGACCCCGACACCGTGCTGGCCCCCCCCGCACAGAAGCGCAAGATCAGCGCCTTTACTCAGGGCGGGCGTCTGTCCATCAACGCCGACGCCAGCCAGAAGAAGATCACTATGGCTGTGCGTATCGTCGAAACCGATTTCGGCACCGTGGCTGTTATCCCGGCCCGCTACATTGAGCCGGACATTGACGCCACCCCCGACCCGGACGTGCTGTACGACAAGGTGCTCGTGTACGAGCGCGCCAAAATGCAGCTGCTGACGTTCCGCAAGCTGAAACGTGAAGAGCTGGCCAAGACCGGCGACGGCACAAAGCTGATGCTGGTGACCGAAAAGTCGCTGAAATGCCGCTCCAAGAAGTGCGTGGGCGTTATCAGCAACCTGACCCGCGTGAAGGTGTAAATCCTTCTTTCTTATACAGGGCGGGGCCGCGTGGTCCTGCCCTTTGCAGCAGGAGGGATTATGCCTGAACAAGTGATGGATATTGAGAACCATGTCTCTGTGCAGCGCGAAGGGAAGGGCAGGCTTGCCCGTAACATGATCCGGCGCGTGACCACATACGACGCAGCTATTGTGCGCGAACAGGCCGCGTATGAACGTGAGTTCGGGCGCAACGGCTTTAGCGACAAGCGGACGCAGCGAGTTATCGGCGAGATACCGCTGGCCGAGTTTTTAGAATTGCAGGCCAAGGCGTCCGCACATGGCGACGTGCTGACCGGCAAGGATTTGCGCAAGTATTTGGCGGACAACCCCGAGTACCGCACTGTACGGCGATTTGTCGGGAGCGGGCCGGGTAATATCATTGTGAGGTAGCCCGATGAACGTCACCGACATTTTTCAGCACATCCGCGACGGTCTGGGCACGTCCGGCAACTCCCGATGGTCTGACGCTGAGCTGTTGCGGCAGATCAACCTCGCGCTGAACAGGGCACAAGGCATTTTGCAGCGCAACGCCGTGAGCTTTGGGCGCAAGAAGCACGCGTTTACGGCAACGGCGGGCGTGCAGGCATACGACCTGCCGGGCGATTTTGCCGCCGTGGTCGGGCTGTGGCGTTCTGACACCCACAGGCCGCTGACCCATTTCTCGCAGGAGGGGTGGGAGGGCATTATGTCTGCCGTGGAGGCGAGTGTGTTTGCCGTGGACGATGAGCAGCTGCTGATTGCCGGAACCCCCGCAGGTCCTGTTCCGTTTGTGTTCCGCTACTGGCCGACCGCCCCGGCTGTGACCGCAGCCAGTGCTATGCCGTGGAGCGGCAAACTTGATTACATCATCATCGAGTACGTGCGGACGCGGCTGTTTAACACTGATGAAATGGATGTGAGTCAGGATACGCAGTTTTTGCAGGACTTGGAAAACAACATCGTTGCGCAGTTCACAGGGGCCGAGCCGTCCGTACGGTCGCGGCGGGGATGGTTGCTGTAATGGCGAGACGCAGCAGTAAGCATATGTCGCTTGATACGCGCATGGTTGTGCCGTCCGGCGGGCTTGACCTGTCGGCGCCTGCCAACGTCATTCCGGACAGTTCGCTGTCGCGTGCGTTCAACTGGTGGCACGAGCCGGAACGCGGCATGTGCACACGGCAGGGGCTGGCGCGTGAGGATGTAACGGCACTGGCGGCGCCCATTACGGCCATGCATCCATATGTGGATGCGAGCGGCACTATGCGGCTGCTGGTGGCCAGCGGTGGCAAGGTGTGGGAACGCACGGGCACAACGTGGACTGAGGTGACGACCCTCGCAGGCAGTGAGCCGCCTTCATTCCTGACGTTCAACGGGGCGTGCCTGATAGCCGATAGCGGTGCAACAGGGCTGAGCGTATATGACGGCACATCCGTTACCGCCATTGCCGAAAGTCCGGCACAACCCACATCGCTGGCTGAAATCAGCGGGCGGGTGGTGTGCGCGTCGCGGGGCGCGGCGGATCAAGTCTTTTTCAGCGGGCCGAAGGACTACAACATCTGGGATACCGCATCCGGTGCGCTGGTGATTCCGGCGGGGTTCGGTGACGGGTACGACATCACCGGATTTGCCGTGCTGTATGACACGCTGGTTGTCAGCAAGGTGCGGCGCGACGCAGACGGTAACCTGCTGGGCCGGTC